TTTCATCGTCATAATTCATGTTCCTCCCATCATTACTTTTTGTCGGTACTAATGCCCATCATTTTTAATTTATTTACAGCAAAAGCAGCGCCAATAGCTTCCGGAGTATCTTTCTTGTTATTTTTGTCTCCTTCTTGCGGTTTTGTACCGGAAAGAAAGAATTTACCAAACACTCCACTGTTTTGCGAATTGTCATCATTATCATCATTGCTTTTTGCTTTAAATAAAAATGCTTTATTCTTCTGTAAATCTTTTAACTGTTCATCAAGGCCAGTAATTTTACCATCTTTATCGATAGTTACTTTTTCTTTATCAATCAAACCTACAACCATATCAAGGTCCTGAACAGCACTTTCAAAATTCATTACACCGAACTTAATAGCACTTTCTTTTTTCTGGGCATTCAAATTCTTTTCATAATTTTCATCTTTTGTTTTTAATTCTTTATTTAATTCATCAACCTTAACCTGAAGTTCAGTAGCTGTTCCTTCAAAAGTTTTTAACTTTTTAATTGTTTCATCTCTGTCCTTCACTTTTTGTTTTTCAGATTCAAGTTCATTTTTTACATTATCATGTTCAGATTTCAAAATGTAATTTTCCATTTTCTTCTTTTGGCTTTCAAGAATGTTAGAAATTACTTCATCCGTAAGACCAAAACCTTTAAGTTCTTCTTTTGTGAACATTTTCAATTCTCCTTTTTAGATTCAATATTCTCTGATAAACAAGATTGCCCTCAGAGACATTTTCATAGCGGCCTAATATATCTTTAATATATCCAACAGCAAAATTCATCTGAGGGAAAATCCAGCCTATATATTTATATATATATTATAACACAAAACATAAAAATTGTAAATAGTTATTTGAATTGTTTATTAAGTTCAGTAGCCATTTCCTTAGATTGATTTTTATCAAAATCATATTGATTTCGAAGCACATAACCCTCTAATGTACCAGCTTTTCTATTGTCAATTGAAATTAGTGGGTCATTCAAAATGTCAGTTAATAATGCCATTAAATAATCTGACTTATCTTTATTCTCAAACCAATAAGGATTCCACTTAATTAACTCTTCCAATTCGCCTTTAACTATTTTTTCTTGTTTCCTATCAATCAAATAATATTGATTATCAGTTGTTAAAATAACAAAAACAATATTGTCAATATTTGTACAAATAATTCTTTTAATTTTCATAATTCTTCAATTACCTCACTTTTTGAATTAGATAAATAGCATTTAATCCCTCGTTCTTTTAACATTGCAATTATTTTTCTAACTTCAGGATTATTAGGGTTTGTATTTTTTGCATTAAATGTTACCGATTCAACATCATCAATTGTAAGATTACCATGATATTGAAGTTCAATATATTTTTGCCTTGTTAATACTTGAATATCCAAATAACTTTTTTCAGCATTAGCATTTTCAACAACATTCAAATCATATATGACTTCATTTACATGCCCCCTTTGAATTGAAGCAATTTGTGGGTTAATAACTGGACTTGAACGAACATCATCATGCATACAATTAAACAAGCTATCACCAATTGTAAATGTAGTTCTATGCATTAAATTTCGTTTCTTAAATCTAACAATTGAATCACCATAATCACCAGTAAAACTTTCATCATCCTTAAAATTATCCTTAGGATTTTTAGAACCAAGAAAGCCATATTTTTCATATTCACTACCTTCAGCATCTTCAGGAATTGTGAACATCTTTTTTGCAACAACCCTTCTTTGATTGAATGTTAAACCCAAAGGAGCACTTCCTATTTCAAATTGGTTCATGAATTTACTTTGTGCAATCAATGGTAAAACATTCTTATTTAACCTCATACAAAAATCATTTTTCTCAAATATATCCAACATTGTTTGATGAAAGTATTTTTCATTATTTTTACTAATTTTCTCACTTTGTCTTAAACTTTCATTTTGTATTTCAGCCTTCTTCATTGTGCCTTTATAATACTTAAATTCCTTTACAGCTTTTCTTCGTAATTCATTAAAATCATAAGTGTCTTTCCTTTCAAGTGCTTTTATCTCATCATCATTTAAAATATGTGGACCAACTTTACCACTTTTAGAAGCTTTTTTAGGAGCAGCTTGTTCAATAAGCTCTTGTGAACGTTTAATAAATTTATTATTATAACTTCTAACTAATTTATCAACATCATCATATTCACTTTCTTTTTCTTTCAGCTCACCAATAAACCTTCGACTAAAGTCATTAACATATTCATTATAAATTTGATATCTAATTTTTTCTAAAACAAAGCTTTTTGCAACAACATCAGAATCTTTTACTTTCTCCATTTCAAAAAGCCAACCTTCCAAATCAGAAACTTCCAAATCAGAAAAAGTTAAATCTGTTTGTACTTTTGTTCCATCTTTTCTTTTATATAATACAAATTCATGCATCTTCTTATATAGTTCATCATAAGTTCTATTAAAAGCATTTTCATACACGTCATCATCATCAACTGCTTCTTTGATATAATTTTCAAAATTAGATAAAATGTTTAAATCACTAAAAACATCATCATCTAATAACATTCTATCTACAATAAATCGCATTGCATCATCATTTGACTTTCCATTATTAACAGCTTTCTTAATATTATTAACTGTTGTTTTATCATATGTCGGCATTTGTTGTTTGACATTATCACTAATTTTTTGTTTTGTTTGTTTAATATCAATAACTTTCCTTTCCCTTTCCCTTTCCCTTTTTATTTCCGCTTCATTGCTTTTATCAACATCCTGCACAACTAAACAACTTCTATCAATAATATTGTAATAAATCTCACTTTCACCATCCTTATGAGCTTGAATTACATGATACCCTAATGAACGAGCAAAAGAAGATGGGTCAGTAATATTATAACCTTTTTCTTTATACTCATTAATCATTTTTTCTAAATCATCATATAAAATCTTTTTTGTGCCACTTTTGAATGTTGCTTTTATCATATATTTTCTATCAATAGCTTCATTAGCACTACCACTAAACCCACCATAACTTTTATGTGTAGGTTGTGTAGAAAAGTACAATCCATCACCATATATTCCATCACCAATATATTGCTGGCTTCCATACATTAAATCATTTAAAATACCACGTCTTAAATATTTACCCCTTGTAATACCACCAGCAGTACCAGTAGGACCAACATCAGTAACTGCACGATACAAAACAGGCAAATCTTTATTTTTCTTAGTATATAATTCAAAATCCTTCCTTGACATTGTTTGCGGTTTTTCATTTAAACCCATAACTTTAACATATTGTTGATATTTACTTCTTGAATTTAATATATCACCATTATGCAACAAACTATAATATTTGCTAATCTTATTCATAATAAAGTTATAATCTTCTGCAGATAAAATGTTAGCAGTTTTATCAGCTTTTAATTCTTTTCTGATGTTATTGATTCTTGTCATTGTTTCATTAACTTTTTCTTGTAATTGTTGCCTTGAGTCAAATTTTTCACCATTTATAAAATCATCAAAACCTTTTAAGCTACCATTAACAACAGTATAAGACCCTTTTATTGTGTCATAAAACAACACATTCAATTGCTCTTTATTTATTATATATTCATTAATTTTTGGTTTAAGTAATTTTGGACCCCAAGATAAATCATTTCCATCAGCATCAGCCAAATATTTTATTTTGAATGTTTTTCTGTCAAGTAATGGTTGCCCAATATCATATATGAATTGTGCTTTTTGTTCATCATTTAATTCAAGAAAAAAATCAGCTAATGCATTTGTATATTCATTACGTGTAATTTTCTGTGTTTGATATCTAAATGTTAAAACATCCAATTTTGCATATACACCACTTTTATCAAGTGAATCAGAAATATTTTTAAATTTGACTACATTATTTTCTATCAAATCTGGTAAGTTGATAAATATATTAATATTTCCATCTTTATCAATAAGTTTATCACTAAACAAATCCAAAAAAATACTTTGTTTTCGTTCATCAATATACCGTATTAAACCATTATTTGACCTTAACCCTTTAACTATGTTGTCAACAGCTATATTAAAATTTTCATGTCCTACGTCTCTTAATGCTTTCGGCAATTTTTCATTATTCATTGACCTATATGCGTTATAAATAGATTCAACAGATAGATAAAGGCGCCTATTGCCAGCTAAACTTTGCATTAAATTTGGCCTATCAACTGTAAAAACACTCCCAAACATATATTTCCCATCTTCTTTAAGAGCACTTTCAGCATCACCAATAAGTGGAATGTTGTATATAGCTTCACCATAATCAGGATTATTTTTAAAAGCCCTTTCTGCATCAAGAATTAAATCATATGCCTGATTCCCACCAAAGATATCAATCAATTCATTAATTTCTTCTTCACTATAATTACTAATATCATGGTCAATAACAAAATCAGAATCTTTATATACAACCCTAGCTTCCTGTAATGCCTTTAACTTCCTACGTTCATCAACAATACGTTCATAAGCTAATACTTTTTCAGGTTCATAATTCCAATCAGTCTTATCACTATTAGCATATAACCCTTGGGCATGTTTTGTACACCATTCCCTATAAGTCATATTTGCAGGGACCATATAGGTTTTACCTTGTTCATCTCTTGCCACCCTCTCAGATGGATTGTATTCATCTAAGTCCTCAAAATATGGAATAGTAGTACTCCTACAATTATAATGTAAAGGAGGCTGGTTAACAAAAGGGGCTGCCTCATTTAATTTAAACCTTTTGCCATCCATAGCCCTACATTTATTAGAAGTTTTTCCGTCCAACGTTGCAACAAACTCAAACTCTTCAACCATTTCACAATTATTATATGCTAATATGCTTGCTTGATTAGTTATTAAAGTAGTTAATGTTCGCATATCCCTTTTAGCAGCATTTTCAGACATATTAAATTGTTTAGCAATAGCTTTGCCAAATTCATCAGCATTTTTGCCTTGAATGAATAATTGTGGAATAATTTGTTCAATGTTATTGGTCAACCTATCTAATGTATAACCTGTCCTATCAGTAAAAGTAGCTCCTAACCATTCAACATTAGAAGCTGTTTTAATTACCCTTGCAGAAGGCATATTAAAATTTACACCCATACCAACAGTTTTTTGAATATTAAACATTGTATGGCCAAACCCATCTTTATACATCAAACTGCCAACATCAATCATTTCATCTTTGGCTTTCATTCCTACTTCAGCAGCCTGTTTAGTACAATTAACCAATAATTGTTCCAACCTACTTACTTTTGTTTTAGCAGCAATTTCATCTAATTTCTTTTGGGTCCTTACACCAATGTTCTTTTTGCTTAATAATTGTTTGTATTGTTCAGCTAAATCCTTAACATTTTCAGAATCACTTAAACTTAACTTTTGTTTTGCTACTTGTAAATCAATTTTATTGTCAGTAGCATATTTTTCATAAAAATCATCTAATTTCTTTTGTAATTCATCAATGGCAGATTGGTAAGCAGTTCGCATTCTTTTCTCCATTAACAAACAACTTTGTTCATTATACACTTGAATAGCCAACCCATTATTTGTTTGAGTTGCTTTACTTACATCTGCCATGATAAACTATACTCCTTTATTTCTTAGGTTTATTTTTATTCAATGTATCGGATTCATCATCCAACCCAATTTTTCCTAATAACCTTTCAGCAGTTGCCCTTGAAATACTGCCTTTAGCATATTTGTCTGTAATACTCGTTATTTTATAAATACTTTTTAAATACTTTTACTTTCATTACCTTCTCCTTCACCAGTACCAAAACCACTTGGTCCATTTTGTACCATGAATTGTTCTTGTTCTTCTAATGTTTCCTTTTCAATTTGTGCCATTTCATCTTCAACATCATCAACATAAGGATGATTAGCAACCAAAGTCCTTTTGCTAATAATGCCTACACTATTTTTAAGATTTTCAATTGTTTCACTGTCATTAACCACAATATCATTGTTAAACAAAATATTGATTTCTTTATCTTCATAATCTTTTCCTGTCCTTGCATATATATCAGCTTTAATAAACCAAAGCAAATTGTTAATAGCATCATTAAATTCATTTGCCATATCAGACATATCCAAGTCTAAGTCTAAAAACCTAAATTTGATTGCCTGGCCAGATGCATTCCCCAAATCAGTACTTTGGGTATCAACACCATTGCCAAAATCAAATATATCTTTTCTTAATCTGGTCAGATGTGTTTCATAAGCAGCACTATTATCATCAGTTGCCATATTACTTACTCCACCATCACCATCAACTAATACTGCCCTATACTTACGAACATTCTGAACAAATTCTGCTAAATCAGCACCACTATAGTTTTGTACAATAGTAATGTTTTTAGGAATATCCTGTAATTGGTTACTTAAATCAGAAGTATTAATATCATAATCATCTACCAATTGTTTGATATATTTAATCAACGGAAGTTCTTCATCATTATATTTAAAACAAATAAAAGGAATTCTACCCCAATTCAATTCCAATTTATTTTCCTTTTCTGTTCCATCATCAGCTTTTACTTTTTCTGTAGCAGTGATGTATGCTCTTGGATTTTGAACAGGATTGCCATTTTCATCTTCTTCTTCATAAGGTACTAAACCAGTACCTTGTTCCTTATACTTCCAAATTCCTTCTTTTGTATAATATTCATATATAGTAATTGTTTCTGTCATTCCATTTTCATTATATTGCTTTATCAAATAAACACGTAAAACAGCTTCCAATTCTGTATGCTCATTATCAGCCCAAAATGCCTTAGTTTCTTCAGATGGAATACTCTTGAACTTTAATACACCATCTTTATCATAATATACTTGCAACCAGCTTTTCCCTTTATTGATTGATTCTTTACCCCTACTTTTGATAATTTTTCTAAATGCTTTAGTGAAATATTCATCATTTAATATATTTTCAAATTCAAAATCATTATCATCACTTTTAATAGTAAATGGATTGCCAAGTAAATAATTTACTTTCTGCTTTACTAATTTAGTAACAAAAGGATGGGAAAGTTTAGCATTAGATAATTTTTCATCTTCATCCATAATACCAAACTCATTAACACTCGTTCTAATACGCTCATTGATTTCATTTTCATTATTAAAATATGCCTCACCAACAAGCATATTCTCCCTTTCCTTACTATTAACAAATTCATGCCAAACACTATACAAAAAATCCTCCTGAGGTTTTCCATAAGTGCTCAACCTTTGAATTCGTATTTCATCAAATGTAGGAATTTCACTGGCCTTTAAATACTTTGGAATCATCCTTGCTCCAGCCTTCATCATACTAATTAAGTTCTCTATACTAAACTTTTCTAATGCCATAATTAGTAACTCCTTTCCTGCATCCATTCAACAATATATTTTTTACAATTATTAAAATTCTTAATATTAATATTGTTTTCGCTTTTGCTTTCACAATACCTTTTTGCTGGACAGACCTCACAACCCATAAGCATTATTAACCTTGCCATTTTCCTTGCTTTTCGTTCATATATTTCAATTTTATGTATTTGATTATATTTATACCGTAGCTTTTGTTCTTCAGTTTTTGCCATTATACTCTCACCACTCTCATACCAGTTAACGTATCTACTTTAGGGTCATTCCATCTGAATGTTGCCTTACTGATATCATCAGTTGCATATCTTAAAGCATCCATTAAGTGATTAAAATCATCTATTGGTTTATTTACCATTTCTCCTGTTTTTCTATTTTCATCCCAAACATAATTTTCTATTTCAAAAGCAGCATTCTCACAACGAGGATGAATTATTATCTTATAATCCTGAAGCTTTTGGACTCCTGATTCTATAGTGCCTTTTACTGCACCACGAATTCTCCTTAATCCTAAAGCCTTTAATTCATCAATTGTTCTTGGTTCTGCGGAATCTGCTTTAATTATCTCATTACCAAAACCTTTGTATTGTATCATATTCACAATTTGTTTATTCGACATCTTAGTCTTATAATATTCATCAAATATGTAAATTTCTAATTTTTTAGTATCTACTAAACAAGCAATAAAAGCAGTAGGGTCAACAGTATAACCAAAGTCCAAACCTAATCGTAATTTGAATCTCCTGTGTTCCTTTTTAACATCAATGTATTGGTCCCATAATGCTTTCCAATCAAATTCCCTTATTTCATAATTTTCATAAACTTGGCCAGTAGCAATACCCCACTCTCCAAGTCCTTCTATACTATACCTTTTAGGATTATCTTTTTTCATCCTTTCAAATATAGCAATATCATCTTCGCCCAAAAACTCATTACATAAATAGTTAGTAGTTATTGCTAAAATATTAGGGTCAGGGTCAACATCAAAAAATCTCCTTTTAATCCAACTTTTACTACTCCATGGATTGAATGTTAAAGTATGCTGTTTAAACAAAGGATAGGGCATATCACCACGTATACTTAAATCTACTTTATTGAAAGCTTCTTCTGATTGGATCTGATAAGCTTCTTCCCACCAAACCCAACATAACTGTCCATCAGCACTAGTAATAGAAGTTATGCTATCAGGGTCATCCAACCCCCTAAAAATAATACGCTGCCCACTTGGAAGGAATTCTAATTCTAATGGGCTATTTTTAACTTTCCACAAATGGGATATTCCCAATTTATTTATAGCCCATCTTAACTGAGCAAATGTACTTTCCTTTTGAATACTATAATGTTTTCTTATTACCAGAGCATTCGGCTTCAGTCCATATTGTACAAAATACTTCATCATGTTGTAAATAATCCAGATGCTAGTATCACAGCTTTTCTTGCTTCCTCGTCCACCTTTTACTACTCTGTACCTACCTCTAAAATTCCAGAATTCCTTATACCCTTTTCCTATTAATTCTCCCATTTTGACTATATTTTGCATAGCTTTGCCCTTTATCCGCTGAATATTATAGAATATTATATATTAACATATAAGTAATTTTAGCTTAGGTTATGGAGGAATTATATTTTAGTTATATTCCCACTTTCCTAAGCTAAAATTAATATTTTCCTTTGCGCTATTTCATGTATTTTGCTAATTCAATAATAGTATGGTTTGCTTCAACTATTGGTTTAGATAACCTATACTTTATTTCTACAACATCATGATTATCAAGGTATTTATATACCCTTTCTAATCGTCTTATTCGTCTTATTCGTCTTATTCGTCTTATTCGTTTTATTCCAGCATTTATTTGAAGTATTGCTTGCTTCCATTTGTTTCCCATTTGTTTCCCACCTTTAATAAGGAAGTAACCCATTTTCCCTTAACATTGTGAAGTATTTATCACGTTCATTTTTAACTTCACTATAATATTCACATTCTTCTAATAATTCAAGAACATCATTTGCTTTAATGCTGATATAACCATCAGTATAAGATTTGAATTTTAATCCTGTTAAAGCTTGTTCTTTTATTTCATTTTTCTTATATTTACTTAACATTTGTTTATTTTCTCCATATTTTCCAACAAACCGTAAATATGCCATCAAATCATATAACCTTTTCTCATTATCGATTTTTACTTCAATAACACAATCACGCATAGAATAATTGAATTTGATGTGATATTCAAATATGATTTTGTTGGAAATATTTTTAAATTTATTTTTAAGATATTTAGCTACATTTTCCCCTGTATTTTCATCGAATGGAATATGCTCAAAAACAATATCAGAAATAATATCCTCAATAATATCAAACTGATAATTTCTTAATCCTTCTTTTAAATCCATTCTTCTTTCTTTT